TAAATAGACATATAAGGAATATAACATGGCAAAACAATATCAAGTCGCAGTTCATGAACCTACATTTACAAAAACAAATATAGGAAGAAAGCCTTCATTATGTAAAATGAATAAACATAAAAGGCGTTCTTACAAAATGTACAGAGGACAAGGTAAAAAATAATGGCAGAACTTACCACAAATTTAAATTACTTACAGCCTACTGGGTTTAAGGTATCAATCGACAGAGAAAATTATCCAAATCTAGAATTTTTCTGTCAAGGTGTATCACATCCAGATATCACACTTGCTGCCGGAGAAATGCCATTTAGGAAGATTCGAAATATTCCCATTCCTGGTGGTGAACTAGATTTTGGCGAATTAACATTAACTACTATTGTCGATGAAGATATGAATGCGTACTCAGAAATGAATAGTTGGATGAGACGTATTCTTGATAATCCTTTATTAGGTCCACTAGATAGAAGTGATACTGCTGTACCATCAACTGCTGATATTACGTTAGTAGTTTTAAATAGTCATAATAATAAAACGCGATCAATACGATATCAAGAATGTACACCTACTACTCTTGGTGGTATTGAATTCCAATCTACATCGGGTGGTACAGAATATTTAACATGCCAAATGTCATTTAGATTCCTTGATTTTGAATTAATATAGATAATATTTTATTATGGAGATATCATGATTGATATAAAAGAAGTCCTTGCCGACTGGGTAGAGGACAGTAAACTTAGTATGCAACTAGACGAAGATTCTCGTAACACCCCGTTACTACATGCAAAATATCTTGAAAAATTAGCTAATGCCAAACTTTTATTAAAAAGATCAGAGTTTTCACAAAAGACTTTACTTAAACAAAAATGGGAATGGTATAATGGTAAGATGGATGAAACTACAGTAAAAGAACTTGGTTGGAATCCAGACCCTTTTAATGGTTTAAAAATTATGAAAGGTGATATGGACTATTATTATGATGCTGATCCTGAAATACAAAAATCAGAAGAAAAAATTCAATATTATAAAACACTAGTTGAAACACTTACAGAAATAGTAAATAATTTAAATTGGCGACATCAAACAATTGGAAATATTATTAAATGGAAGCAATTCGAATCAGGCGGTTAAACTATGCAAATTTACATGTTGAATGCGATTTTGGACAAGCTGCTGAAATAAAAGAATTCTTTTCATTTTATGTTCCTGGTTACAAATATATGCCAGCATATAGGCGTAGAATTTGGGATGGAAAAATAAGATTATTTGATTCGGCTCGAGGCGAGTTACCTGCAGGGCTAATACATCATCTTGTAAAATATGTTGAAAGTCGTGGATATAATTATGAATTAGTAAAAACTAAATATGGAACGCCTTTAGAGGAACAAAGGCCAGATCCAAAAGAAGTTGTTGATTTTATTAAAACCTTAAATCTTCCGTTTAATCCTCGAGATTACCAATTTATTGCAATTATGGAAGCTCTACATCGTACGCGCGGAATTTTATTATCACCTACCGGATCTGGTAAATCTTTAATAATTTATATTTTATTACAGTATTATTTGCAAGTAATAAATGATAAAAAGGTATTAGTTATTGTACCTACGACGTCACTTGTAGAACAGATGTATTCTGATTTTATTCAGTATGGTGGAGATAAGGAAGATATACATAGAATATATTCTGGAAAAGATAAGTCGTTTGAAGAATCTATTTGTGTAAGTACATGGCAATCGATTTATAAAATGCCGAAAGATTGGTACGATCAGTTTGGTATGGTTATTGGTGATGAATGCCATGGATTTAAATCTAAATCGTTAATGAATATCATGAATAAAGCAATAGAGGCTAAATATCGATATGGCACAACTGGAACTTTAGATGGAACTCAAACTCATGAGTTAGTACTTCAAGGACTTTTTGGAAAAACATTTAAAGTTACTACTACTAAAAAGCTTCAAGACTCAGGAACTCTTGCTGAACTTAATATTAATAGACTTGTCCTTGATTATTCTGCAGATGCTAGACGAGAATGTGAGGCAAAAAATTATCAAGATGAAATTGAATATATTGTCACAAATGAAAAAAGAAATAGATTAATTCGTAATCTTTCTCTAGATCAAAAAGGAAATACACTCGTTTTATTTAATTTTGTCGAAAAACATGGTAAACCATTATTTGATATGATACAAGATAAAGCTGATGAAAATCGCAAAGTATTTTTTGTATCAGGAAATGTAGCTACATCAGATCGAGAAGCAATTCGTGGAATAGTTGAAAAGCAGAAAAACGCAATTATCGTTGCAAGTCTTGGAACTTTTAGTACTGGAATTAATATTAGAAACTTACACAATATTATCTTTGCGAGTCCATCAAAGTCTCAAATTCGTGTTCTTCAAAGTATCGGGCGTGGTTTAAGAAAATCTGATAATAATGTTGCAACTACACTTTATGATATTATAGATAATATTAGTACAGATAATAAAAAGAATTTTGCATGGTTGCATGGCTTAGAAAGACTTAGAATCTATGAAAAAGAAAAATTTAAAACAAAAACATATAAGGTTTTATTGTGAGTACAAATTTTAAACAATTTAAATTAATTAACGGCGATGAAATCGTTACTGATGTTATAGACTCAGAAGATGATATACTTATCGTGCGAGCATCTATGAAGATTGTAGAATTAGAAAATATGAATGAAGGATTTACTTATTTTTCACTTCGGCCTTTTGTTGCATTTCAAGACAGTTTGGATACTTTGCAACTTTTAAATACAGCAAGTATTGTTTTAGAATCAAGTCCATCACCTAGTATTATGAAACATTATGCAAATGCTGTTACAAAAATGAATAAATTTTTAAAAGATGGTAAAACTTTAGAAGATTTAGAAGCTATGACAGATAATGAAATACGTAAATATATGGAAAATTTGTTAGATAAATACGGTGAAGATATATCAAAAGATGTAGGAATTGACGAAGAAAAAGAAAAGTTAGGTCCTAACGTAATAAAATTTAATCCGAAAGATACTATGCACTAATAGGATATATCTCTCCCCTCCAAATTACTTAATTTATTATACCATGAATTTAGTGATTTGTACACAAAAAAATGATCAATTTGCAAATTATATTTCCGCACAAAAAGAAAAAATAAAGATGTACTTTTACGTCTCCAAGTGATATAATACTTATAATAATGAAGGAGCAATTATGCGTCAAAAAAGAAAAAGCATTCATTACGTCAATAATGCTGACTTCTCACAAGCAGTAGTCGATTATGTTAGAAACGTTAATGAAGCTAAAGAAAAAAAATATAATAGAATTCCAAAAGTTCCTGATTATGTAGCTCAATGTTTTTTACGTATTGCAGAGGGACTTTCACATAAAGTTAATTTTATTGGATATACGTATCGTGAAGAAATGGTTATGGATGCAGTCGAAAATTGTCTAAAAGCCATTAGTAATTATGATATTGAAGCTGCAACAAGAACTGGCAAACCAAATGCATTTGCATATTTTACCCAAATTACATGGTATGCTTTTCTTCGAAGGATAGCAAAAGAAAAGAAACAACAATCAATTAAAACTAAATATATTGCTAATTCTGGTGTAGAAGATTTCATGATTGACGAAAATGGTGATGCAACTTCAGGTTTAGTTGCTGGTGCGTTTGTCGATACTCTTAAAACAAGAATCGAAAAAATTAGACATATTGATAACGAAATTAAAGTCTATAAAAAACAAGAAGAAAAAAAAGCAAGGAAAAAAAGAACAGTACACGCTGATTCAGATTTGTCGGAGTTTTTATAATGACTGTTACATATATGACAGATGGTTATCCTAAATCATGGGACAAAAAATTAAGAACTTATGAAATAACTTATCCATTGGGTGAGAAAGTTATATGGAAAAACATAACAGCTAGAGAATGCTTAACTAAGTATGATGCTCACAATGCTATAAATGATTATCAATGCCAGTTAAGAGAGATAGGTGGTAAGGAATTGCAGATGATGAAAGTAATGGAAGATAAATGAAAATAGCAATATTAAACGATACACATTGTGGCATTCGTAATTCGTCTCAAATATTTTTAGATAATTCTGCAGATTTTTACAAAAATGTTTTCTTTCCAGAGTGTGAAAAGCATGGCGTAACCCAGATTGTACATCTTGGTGATTACTATGATAATCGTAAAGTAGTTAACATAAAGGCCCTAAATCATAACCGAAAACACTTTTTAAATGAAATGCGTAAACGTGGCATGACAATGGACATAGTTCCGGGCAATCATGATACCTATTTTAAAAATACAAATGACATGAATAGCTTAAAAGAGCTTTTAGGTCACTTTATGAATGAAGTTAATATCATAATGGAACCAACTGTAATGGAATATGGTTCACTAAAAATGGCAATGTTACCGTGGATGTGTCAGGATAATTATGACAAATCACTTGAGTTTATTACAAATTGCAAAGCTGATTGGCTAGGTGCACATCTTGAACTTAATGGTTTTGAAATGATGCGAGGAGTAAAAAATGTTCATGGTATGTCAAAAGATATTTTTAATAAGTTTGAATTAGTATTGACCGGACATTATCATTGCCAATCAAGACAAGACAACGTGTGGTATCTTGGTTCACAAATGGAATTCTTTTGGTCAGATGCGCACGATCCAAAGTATTTTACAATTATTGATACTGAAACAAGGTCACTCGAACGCATTAAAAATACTTACACATTATTTGAAAAAATAGTGTACAACGACAAAGAAACGTGTTATAATGATTATAATTTTAAAAAGCTAGACAAGAAGTTTGTTAAAGTCGTTGTAGTTGAAAGAAATGATACCTTTGCATTTGATCAATTTATTGACAATATTCAAATGCAAGATATTTACGATCTTAAAATATCAGAAAACTTTAATGAATTTATTGGTGCTAATGTAAATGATGAAGGTCTTCAAGTCGATGACACGCCTCAACTTATGGATGATTATGTTGATGGTGTTGATACCGATTTAGATAAAGACAAAATTAAATTGATGATGAGAGACCTAATGACACAGGCTCAAGCACTGGAACTTGTATGATTAAATTCACAAAACTTAAATATAAAAACTTTTTATCTACCGGAAATAACTTTACTGAAATCGATTTTACTAGACATAAGACAACATTAATTGTTGGTCAAAATGGTTCTGGTAAATCAACTATGTTAGATGCATTATCTTTTGCGCTTTTTGGTAAAGCACATAGAGATATTAGTAAAATGCAGCTTATTAACTCGATTAACCAAAAAGGTAGTCATGTTGAAGTCGAGTTTATTGTCGGCACTGCACAATTTAAAGTAGTGCGTGGTGATAAACCATTTAAATTTGAAATCTATAAAAATGGTGAAATGATTAATCAATCATCTCACGCAAAAGAATATCAACGTATATTAGAACAGAATATTCTTAAATTAAATCATAAATCATTTCATCAAGTAGTTGTACTTGGTTCTTCTAATTTTACTCCTTTTATGCAATTACAAGCATATAAAAGACGTGCGGTTATTGAAGACCTACTTGATATTGGTGTATTTTCAAGAATGAATCAGATTCTCAAAGAGGAATCAAGTGTTATAAAAGATGAAATCAAAGACATAAGTTATCAAATCGACCTCGTTAAAAATAAAGTAGAAACACATAAAAAATATATTTCTGATGTATCTCTTTTGACAGAGGAGAATAGAAAAAATTATGAATCTAGGGTATCTAAATCGCAGAATCTTATCGATGAATTACAGAATGAAAATAGTGAGCTTAGCCTCGGACTCGATGAATCTGTATCACAAGCTGAACAGGGGTTACAACTGTTACAGAATAGAAAGCAGGACTTACTCCTTCGAAGTCAAGATCGGAAATCAAGTATTCGCGACCTCGAAAAGCGGATAAGCTTTTTTAATGAAAATGCAACGTGTCCTGTATGCGACCAATCTATTTCAGACGACCATAAACATGAGATTCTCGAAACTACTAAAGGAGAAAAAGATCAGTCGAAGACTGCGCTTAAGCAAATCGGCGTAGAAGGCCAAGGAGTGGAATCGGAAATTACAGAGCAAACTGGCGTACTTTCAACGCTTCGAGATCGAGTACATAAACTTACTGCCAACTCACAAGAAATTTCACGACTTCAAAAAGATATATCTGATAATCAGAAGTTTTTAGAAAAAGATGTATCTGCAGATTTACAAAAAGCAAATAACGATCTTGCAGATATTAAAGACGAATTACAAAATTATAACGATACTAAAATAAAGAAAAACGAAGAATACCAATATAAATTAGCGATTGCAGAAATGCTCAAAGATACTGGTATTAAGACTAAAATTATTAAACAATACTTGCCTGTCATGAATCAATTAATTAATCAATATTTGCAAGTATTAGATTTTTACGTACATTTTGATTTAGATGAAGAATTTAACGAAACTATCAAGTCTCGTCATAGAGATAACTTTGTATATGAATCATTTTCTGAAGGTGAAAAGCAAAGAATCGATTTGGCTTTACTATTTACGTGGAGACAAATTGCTAAAATGAAGAACTCAGTTTCAACTAATTTACTTATGTTAGATGAAACATTTGATTCTTCACTAGATCACGATGGTGTAGATAATCTAATTAAGATTCTTTATACGCTTGATGAAGATACTAATGTCTTTATCATATCGCACAAAGGTGAAATTCTTGACGGTAGATTCGAAAATAAAATCGAGTTTATTAAAGAAAAGAATTTCTCAAGGATAAAATAGTTATGTACAAACTATTAAAAACATGTTATAATATACATATTATTCAAACAACAGAGGTTTATTATGGAACTAAGTGAAAATACTCTTAATGTCTTAAAAAATTATTCAGGCATTAATCCTAACATGATGATTCGTTCAGGTAATACACTCAAAACTATTAGTGAAGCAAGGACTGTATTATCAACTGCAGTCGTTGATGCAAACTTCCCTAAAGATTTTGGTATTTATGATTTAAACGAATTCATGGGCGTTCTTAGTCTTGTTGACACACCGCGTCTTAAATTTGAAGACGAATATGTGGTTGTTAATGATTCTACCGGACGATCAAAAGTAAAGTACTTCTATTCATCAGAAGATACTTTAACAACACCGCAAAAAGACATCACAATGCCAGAAACTAATGTAAAGTTTATTTTAACTAATGATACGTTGAATCGCCTTAAAAAAGCAGCTTCAACTCTTGGTCATAGTGAAATTTCTATTTCTGGAAAAGATGGCGTACTCAGTCTTTCTGTGGTTGATTCTCAAAACATGACATCAAATGCCTTCTCTATTGATATAGATGGAGAATTTGATAACGATGCCACGTTTAATTTTATTTTGAGTACAAATAACTTAAAGATTTTACCAGGTGATTATAATGTTGAAATCTCTAAGAAATTAATCTCGCAATTCAGTCATACTAGTCTAGACGTTAAGTATTGGATTGCACTTGAAAAAACATCTACCTTCGGAGCGTAAATAATGTCAGAAACTAAAACTCAGCTACGTGATGTATCAAATAGAACTGCTAGATCAATGATTGCAGTTATTGATGCAATGACTCAACGTGGTGCTATTAAAGGTGAAGAACTATCAACTATTGGTGGACTTCGCGATCAAGCTATACAGATTATTCAGTTATGTGAACAAGTCGAACAGGAAGAGGCTATGGAACAAGCTGAAGCAGAATCTGATGCTTAAAGGGTCGTTACTTAATAAACGCGCGAGGGATCATGGTTAATCCCTCACTTTTATTTTATTATGGAGAACGTGAATGTCAAATGACTTTTTATGGGTCGAAAAATATCGACCACAAACAATCGAAGATTGCATATTATCAGTAGATCTTAAAACTACTTTTCATAAAATATTTCAATCTGGTGATTTACCAAATATGCTGTTCAGTGGTACAGCCGGCACCGGTAAAACTACCGTTGCTAAAGCACTTTGTAATCTTATGAATCTAGATTGGATTATAATCAACGGTTCTGAAGATGGCAATATTGATACCCTGCGTGGTAAAATTAAACAATTTGCTTCATCTATTTCGCTACAAGGTGGCGTTAAAGTTGTTATCTTAGACGAAGCAGATTATCTTAATCCACAGTCAACGCAACCGGCTCTTCGCGGTTTTATCGAAGAATTTTCAAATAATTGTAGATTCATTCTTACGTGTAATTTTAAGAATCGTATTATTCAACCATTACATTCTCGTTGCGGTGTATATGAGTTTAATACTTCTAAAAAAGACATGGCAATTCTCATGCAGCAAATGTTTGAGCGGTCATGTAGTATTCTTGATAAAGAAGGAGTTACTTATGATAAAAAAGACTTATTACCAATTATTTCAAAGCATGCGCCGGATTGGCGAAGAGTCCTCAATGAACTTCAAAGACGTGCTGTTTTGGGGAATATGGCTAGCGCTGTTTCTAGCTCTAGTGGTGGAACCATTGATCAATTGGTTACTCACTTAAAAGATAAAAACTTTAAAGAAATGCGTAAGTGGGTTGTTAACAATATAGATACAGATGCAAGCGCGATATTTCGTGGTTTATACGATAATGCAAATACTTATATTGAGCCGCAATCAATTCCTCAATTGGTATTGATTCTTGCTGATTATCAATATAAACATGCATTTGTTGCAGACCATGAGCTGAATGTAGTTGCATGTTTAACGGAGGTTATGGCAAATGTCAAATTCAATTAAATTAACGTTATATACTCAAGAAGATTGTTATTACTGCAACGAGATGAAAAAGAAACTCATAGAATGGGGTTATGATTTTAGAGAGA